TACGAGAGGCATGCATGAGTTGTGCCTCAGACATTGCCATCTTCGTCTTCTGCTTATTAGCGTAAATTTTACTTCCAGCAGAAACGGCTAATTTAATTGCCGATAACCACATATTAGTACGCTTTAGAGTTTCTTCTTTTTTCTGGTAACATTCTTTTCTGACCGCCAACTGGCATTTCAGGTTTTCCTGTACCAATATAGTTAAAAGCTTTGTCAGCAGTTGTTTTAGATCTAGGATCTATTTCAACACTCTGCTCTGCAACTTTAACATCTTTGATTTTGTCTAGTTTTTGCATTTATGCTCCTTTTTTTACCCCTTTTATAACACCTTTGTTCTTAGATGCATAGAATATCTTTTCACCCCTCTTCTTGCCATACTGTTTCTTCATAGATTTCATAATTTTTTTACCTTTTTTGTTTAATGGCATTAATTATCCTCCGTGACTATGGTTGCTTGCTGTGCTCCAGCCTTTGCAAGGCTAACTCCAGCCCTTAATTTAGCTAATTTTTCGTTTTGTTCCATTTTTTCGTCTGCAATATTGCCTTGTTGCATTAATCTTGCCCTTGCAATGTCAATTTGAGCTTCATCATTGTCTTTTTTACGTTCATTTTCCATAGCACGTAGATCAACTTCTCTTGCTTTTAGTTTTAAAAGAGGATCAGAGTCAAATTGTGATGTAATTTGCTTCTCTTCCTTCATAAATTCTTCGGTCATTTCTGAAATTAACACTGCTTTTCTAGATTCTATTTGATTTGTAAGCGCTTGTAGTTGTGCTTGCACTTGTGGATTCATGGCAGCCTGCTGTTGCATCATTTGCATTTGCATTAATTGTTCTCTAAACTCTAATTGTACCTGTTCTTGTGCCATTAGACTAATATGTTCTAAAATATTTTTTTGTATCGCTGCCATAACTGCAGGATTATTTCTTACAATGTTAGTAGACATGAAATTTAAGTGGGCGGTTATATGCGCTCTGTGATCTTGACCAGGGAAAGCTTGAAAAGGTTTACCAGCTAATGCATTAATGTGTTCCATGCTTGGGTCCATTGGCGCATTTGGTGCAGGTGCAGGTAAAACTGCATCTACATTTTTAACACCGATCGCTTCATACATATTTCTGTAGATTTGGTACATATTATGTAGTGCAGGATTTGATGTTGCAATTTGTAATTGTGTTTGAGCTAAAGTAATTCTTTGTGACATAGAAAAAATATTTGGATCTGCAACAGGAACAATATCTATTCTATCATCGAAATCCGTTTGTTTAACGTTTCTTGCACCACCCACAACATCGTAGGGGTATTCTGGTGGCAAATATTGTGAAACTACTTTTGATAATAATTTAAATTCATCTTTCATAGCTGCATAACATCTTTTATGTATTGCAGACATAACTCTAGATCCACGTTCTAACAAAGCGATTGTTGTTCCAACAGCTGCTGCTTGATTACCATCACCAACACTCATGTCAGCGATAGCTGCAAATCTTTGACCAGCTTGTACAACTATACCTAATAAATTCAATAATGTTTGAGATGGTTCTTTGTATGGTAATGGAAAGAATGCATCTCGTAATGATCCACCTGGTGCATCAACATCTTTGAACTCACCTGGTTGTATTGGTGATGCTTCATCTCTAACTCTAACGCCTCTTTGTTTAAATCCTGCAGGTAAGTTTGATAACGTTCCTGCATCTAATAATTGACGGAGAGCCGACGTTGCGGTACGGCTCAATCCGCCAATCATGTGAATGAGTCCAAAGCCATAAAATCCTAGTCCTGGCAGAAATTTAAAGTGGACAAAATATTGGATCTTATTTTTCTTTAGATCATTGGGCGCATAGTTTCTCCGTATAGAGAGTACTACTCGGCTGCCTTCTTCTACAGTTACAATGTAGGGCAATTTTATTCCTGTTGGTTCGTTGTCTTGACCAACTTCTTCAAAACCTTCTAAGTCTAAATTTACATGACACTCTAACAAAGTGTAAACTGGTTCATTTCTACCAGATTTTTTTGTGCCATCTAATTCACGTTCTTTTTTTTCTAAATCATTGTTTGTTACAACTCCTGGTGGTCCAAGTTCTACATCTTTATAAAAACCTGACACCTGTTGTTTTTTTAATTCATTTTCAGATATTTTTATTGTGTGTATCACTGCTTCTGCATCTTCAATACTAGTTGCAGTATATGGAACTATTAACTCATCTGCAGGCACAAACTTTGATACCGCTCTTCCAAGTGGTACATCATAGTAAACTTTTTTAAATGTAGAACCTGCAAGTGGTAAATGAAATAGCATGGAATCAAATTCAGATTCATACTCCTTCATTTGATCCATAACTAGATAATTCATGAAATCTTTAACACGATTTGCTTGTTGTTCTGTTTGTGGATTTTTTATACCAACAATTTGTGTTCTAACTGGACCATCGGCTGGTAATAATTCTTTGTAAGCTTGTGCTTGAAACTGTGTAACTGCTTCTGCTAACACTGGGTGTGTTGCACCTGATGCTCCTTGAAATGGTTCTGTTCTATTTTCATATTTAAATCCTAATAAGTCAAGCCCCTCTGTGTATCCTCTTTCCCAATCTTTTCTGGAAGATTTATAATCCATATAATTTTGAACCATGTCATTACCGATTGGTTCTAAAACATCGTCTGGTAATAAATCTGCTAAGTTATCAAAATGTGATTCTGTTCCAGGAACATTAATCGATCCTGGCTCAAAGTCTAATGTTACACCACCATCTTCTTCAGGTATAACTTCAATAGGTTGTTTTTCTAATTCTGCTTCTTGTTCCTGAACAGCAACTTCTTGTAGCTCCTCCTCTGAGGGGATCTCAAGTTTTGTTTTTGTGTTCGGGAGTGATTTGTCTATTTCTGCCATTTAATACTCCTATAGTTTCTTAACACGTTTAAATCCTGCTGGCAACCCTTCATCGCCGTCTGGTGTTGGCCCTGATATTGGTGGGGGTCCTGATTTTTTACCACCTGATAAACCTGCTATACCACCACCTGCTGCTTGAAATTCATCTATCTTAGGTTTAGGTAATTTTGATTTTTTTTCAAATTCTTCTGCTCTTTGTTCTCTTAATTTTAAAAGATGTTGATCAGCTTCAGCATCAATTGTTTGTAATCTTTTAGATAATTCAGGCATTGCAGTGGGTATATCCATGACATCTGTTATGCCAGGAGTTTTTGCAGCAACATAGGTATTAAGAACTTCCTCTCCATATTTATCTTTTATAAATTTTCTTTTTTCGTTTTCTCTGAATATACCACCAAGCATAACCACATCAGCCAAAGCTTCTGGCGTGCTTGAACCAGATTTTAAATCAGATCCTATAAAACCTAATTCAATGGGCACAGCTAATGGACCTAGTGCTTTTAATGCAGTTCTACCTACAGCTTTAGCTCCTTTTATGATTGGTTTTCTAAATTTAAATGCAGCTGCTGCTGTGCCTGCACCAGCTAGTTTTTCTCCCATAGAAAGTCCTGTTGCATCTGCAACTCCAGGTTCAGCTGCTGCTGCAGTTCCAAATAAAGTTCCAGCAGTTGCTATTCCAATTTTATCTGCAGTCCCAAATTCTAAAGCATCTTTTAATTCATTAACTTGTTCTTTTGGAAAACCAGCTCCAGTGTAAAATTTATCTACATTAAATTTAGTTTGATCTAAAACATTTCTTTTATAAATTTCTTTTTGTTTGTTAGACAAGTCTTTAAAAAATTTTGCATTAGGGTTTATGTCGTCTACCAAACCAACTTTAAATGCTGGGTTTACATTTGACATATCAACAAATAAATTTTCAGATTTAAAAGTTTCTCCTTGTTTTGGAATGTTAATATCTATTTTTGGTATTCTTGTTTCTTGACCTAAAAAATATTTATTTTGTTTGGCTAAATTCTTAGTTTGATTTACGGCTTGTGTGTATAAATTACTCATTTCATTTTTTATAGATTGTAATTCTTGCAACTCTTTATTTCCAATTTTTTTACCCACGATTTTATTTAATCTAGATAATAAAGTATCATGACTACTTTCATATCCAGTTTTTAATAAAACCTCTCTATTTAAAATTGGATCTTGAAAAGTTAAGGTATTAATTTTATTTATATTTGAATTTTTAATTAAGTTTGGATATTTATCTGTTATCTTAACTGAAAGAGGATGACCCACATCTTCCACAGCACCTGGAATAAATATCCCTTCAGATTTTGATATGGCGCGTGTTTGACCTCTAAAATTTCCAAGAAATCTTTTTAAATCAGGATCAAGTTTAACATCAAGATCGTATCTTAAAGAGGGGGCTAATTTTTGACCTTTAACTAATTTTTTTTCGTATCCTTTTGTTATTTTATTTACTGCGTCTTTAAGATTATATTCTTTTTGTTTTCCTGTTGTTGGTCTTGAGGTTACATCAAATCTTTTTAAATCTGTTGTAATTCTATCTAATAACTTTTTATTAGAAGCATCTACACCTAAAATATTTGCTATATCTTTTGCATTATAGAATTTTTTACCATCAAAATTTTTTATTTTATTTTTTAAAAAAGTTTTATCTGTTTTTACTTTTGTAGTGGCTTCTTTATAAGGGATTACATTTTTTGGCGTTGGAATAATGGTTTGTTTTATACCACCTTTCCCCACATCTGCTCCCTTACGAGTTCCTGTTTCTGATAATCTTACTCTATCAAAAATAGCTTTTATCTTTTCTCTACTTTCTCCAATTGATTGTGCTGCTGCTTTAAAATTACCATTAAATTTTTTTTGAGAATATTCTAAAAATTCTTTCATAAATTTTTTAGCAGCTGTTCTATTTTTTTCATCTGCCCTGTAATCAGGTATTTTTTTAAGTAAGTTTTTAACTAAGCCTGCTGTAGAAAATCCAGTCCGTCCACCGTAAGACATTGGATTACGTTCTTCAAACTCTCTAAAAGGATCGCTTGGTCTTTGTATTTTATTAGCTGTAGTTACTTCACCTTCATCGAATAGATCCATTAAGTCTTCTATTCGTTTTATAATATCGGCCATGTTATTCTCCTAACATTCTTGCGATACCACCACCTGCTTTTTTAATTGGCGGTGATTCTTTAGCAGCCTCTTCAATAATTTCTTTTCTAATAGACTCGCTTATATTATCTCCAGCATCTGCTATGCCTCCCTCAGGATCAAAGTCAATTTTATATTCATCATATTCATCAGGCATTCTAGCAGCAAGACCCTCTTCTCCCATTTGACCAGACTTGTATTCCATAACACTTCTATCTGTAATACCTTCAACCATTTCATCTCCCATTGTAACTCCACCCATTTTATCTTTTGTAATTTGTATATCACCTGATGTTATATCCTCCATCATTGTGTACTCATCACCATTTTTACCTGTGTAAGAATATTCATTCACTCTTTCTCTTGGTCCGATTTTAGATTGTTTGCCAAGTGTTCTAATTTTATCTACTAATGCAAAAAAATAATTAGGCGCTTCTTTTACGGTTTGTGTTGCAGCTTCAATAGCTTCAGGTGCTTGTTTACCGAGACCTAACAAACCAGTTTTTAGCGCACCAATACCTGCACCGGCAGCCCCCATTAATTTCATAAACGCTCTACGTGTCATACCAGCTTTTAGACCAATACGTCCACCTTGTGCTTTTTTATCTGGGTCTATTTTTTTAGGTTTAGCTCCCGTTGCTTTCATAATACCTGATCGAAGAGCAGCACCTTCTTGTGTGCCACCCATAATAGTTTTACTTGGATCAAGAAATCTACCTTGCATGTCTACAACTTTTTCTAAATTTTTTAATCTTTGAACAGCTTCTTGTTGAATTTTTATTTTCTCTAAACCATCGGGTTTTCTACCCATTATTTTTATAAAGCCTCTTGTTAACTGCGCGATAGCTTCTACTGCTGACATTCCTGCTTTAAT